CCGACCACCGTGAACATCACTGTCTCGGGCTATGATTACTACGGTCAGGCCATGAGCGAAGTGATTGCAACAGGGACGGTGGCATCGACGACTGTGAGCGGCAAAAAAGCCTTCTACCAAATCTCTAGTGTTGTTTCCTCAGGAGCCAGCGCAGTGACCGTGGCTGTGGGTACTACCGACATTCTGGGTCTGCCTTTGCGAGTAATTGATCGTGGTTACATCACCCGCGCTGGCTGGGACAACACCTTGGCTGAAGATGCTGGCACTATGACCGTTGCCGCTACTGCTACCGCGACTACCACTACTGGTGACGTGCGAGGCACCTACCTCCCATCCTCGGCGGCGGACGGCGTCAAACGCCTCGTGATGGGAATAGCCCTGCCAGCGATCGCGGCAGGCCCAAATGCAACCCGTGTCGGCGCGTTTGGCGTCACACAAGCGTAAGGAGTAAATCATGGGCCAATTCAAACCAATGGTGAAAATGCAGACCACCGAGCCTTCGGTGACTTTGCATCTCAAAAAAGGCGGATCAGCGTCGTTCATGCGCATGATGAAAGAGGGCGTGCCGAAGATGGACGACAAGAAGCCCGTCAAAAAAGCCGAAGGCGGTATGATGGGTGCACTTTCTCGCACATCCCCTATGCTCGACATCCCCATGGGCAACCCCGGCGCTGCTCGCGCGCTGGCCGCAAAGCGCATGGCTTCCCGCCGTCCTCCCGCGCCTCCCATGGGCAGCATGCCTATGAAAGAGGGCGGTAAGTCCGATAAGATGCAAGACAAGGCGATGGTCAAGAAAGCGTTTAAGCAACACGACGCGCAAGAGCACAAAGGCGGCAAAGGCACAAAGCTCGCTCTCAAGCATGGCGGCAAAATGGCCGATGGCGGCATGGCGATGGTTGAGAAAGACGGCAAGAAAGTTCCTAGTTTCGCGGCTGATGGTAAGGGTAAGATGGCCACCGGCGGCGTAGTAAAGGGTCAAGGCGGCTACAAGACCGGGGGCGTTGTTGACGGTCAGGGCGGCTACAAGACCGGCGGCGTCGTGGATGGGCAAGGCGGTTACATGAAGGGCGGCACCGCTAAGAAAAGCGGCGGCGCAATCTGCTAACTAGCGGGGGCTTCGGCCCCTGCCCTAATCGGAGAGAAATATGGCTGATTCAGTGACGAGCCAGACGCTTATCGACGGTGAGCGCATGGTGATTATGAAATTTACTAACATTAGTGATGGAACGGGTGAGAGCGCGGTTTTGAAGGTCGACGTTTCCGCGCTAGCCCCGAGCGCATCGGGTTTTGCTTGTGATAACGTCACAGTGACCAAGATTTATATCGCCAATCACGGTATGGAAGTCAGGATGTTCTGGGACGCCACGACGGATGTTCCGTTCTTCTTGTCGTCGCCCGGAGCAACGCAGACGCTGGACTTTACGGGTTTTGGCGGTATCACCAACAACAGCGGTACTGGCTCTACAGGTGATATCGTTTTCAGCACGGCTGACGCCAGCGCTGGAGATACCTACTGGTGCATCTTGGAGATGGTCAAGGGGTATGCGTATGCCTAGTAAGTCGCCTGCCCAGCATCGACTAATGGCGGCTGCGGCCCACACCAAGGGCGGGTTCGGCGGCGTTCCACAAAAGGTCGGCAAGGAATTCGTGAAAGCCGATAAGAAGATGAAAGAAGGCGGTTTATATGCGAACATTAATGCAAAACGTGACCGAATCGCTGAGGGCTCTGACGAGAAAATGCGCCGAGTGGGTAGCAAAGGTGCGCCAACGGCTGATGCCTTCAAGCAATCAGCAAAAACAGCCAAAGTGAAAACGGGCGGCAAGTCCTCGCAGTCTTTCTAGCAATCATGGCAAAAAAGAGCCCGTCCCTAGCTATTGGTCGTGGTGAGAAACTGCCCGCCAAGAAGGGGGCGGGGCTGACCGCCAAAGGTCGCGAGAAATACAATCGTGAGACTGGGTCTAACTTGAAAGCACCTCAGCCGCAAGGCGGTGCTCGTCGTGATTCATTCTGCGCCCGCATGGGGCCGGTAGCTGAGGATAGCGAAAAAGGTAGTCGTGCGAGGGCGTCCATGCAGCGGTGGAATTGCCCCGGATGGTAGTGCGTCGTACGATCGTGTGGTAAAATCGGCGGTGCAAATCAGCACCTAGGAGCGGATGATGGCAGCCAAAGATGAACTCGAGAAGATGAAAAGCGGCATCGCCCGCTCTGGCATGAGTTTTGCCGGGACCGGAAGCGGCTTGGGTGGAACTGGCGCGAGATCCGCCCAGCGTGGAATGGGTGGTGATGGCCCTTCCCTCGAAGAAGGCGAAGGCGACTTCATGAGTGTGGCCGATTTATCCGAGGCTCTGGAGAGAGACGGCAGAGCATCCAATAAATATACCGGTTTGTCTATGAGTCGCAACAATCGGGATAAAAAATACCAGTTGATGGACAGACGGAGTATGGATGGGGACATCACCAATGATGAATTCATCAATTACGACAACCCGTACGCCGCTCAGAACGAATTCGATTTCCGGCTTGCGAAAGCAAAGCAAGGATATGCTAAAGGCGGCTCGGTAAGCATGAAAGAGTGCAAGGTCAATACGTCCACCAAGAACAAAGCATCTCCTAATTGGTAAGCTATGGCATATTCTGGAACCACCGGGACAACCGTAACCACAGTCCAAACGCTGATTGATCATGGCGCTCGGCGCTGCGGTAAATTAGCCGGAGAGCTGACTTCGGAGCAGGTGCTTTCCTCTCGCCAATCGCTGTACTTTCTGCTTTCTAATCTCATCAACATCGGCATCCAGTATTGGGCGATAAACAAGAAAGTGTACGGATTCAGTCCCGACCGGTACATTTACGACCTTCCGCTAGGGGGTAACGACGTACTGAACGCGCTGTACCGCTGGATGTCGCGCCCGAGTGGCGCATACACGTCCTCCGCTGGTGGAACGGTGGCCAACGTCTACGACGGCGACGTCGACACGATTTGCACCCAGACGTCAGCCAATGGCAACATCTCGGTCAACTTTGGACCGTCTAATCCGATATACATCGGCTCGATAGGGTTCCTCCCGGCCTCCTCCGGTACTTGGTCGATCATCTTGGAGTACTCAAGCGATGGTAGTAGCTGGAGCACCCTCGAAGACCTCGGAACGATCCCCGTCGTCAACAACGAATGGATCTGGACCGACATCGACAATGGTCAGACCGTGTCCTACTACCGTATCCGGGCGTACAACGGGACCACGCTGAGCTTGCGCGAGCTATACTTCGGCAACAATTCGACTGAGATCACGATGTCGCGCCTTAATCGCGACGACTACACTAACCTGCCGAACAAGAATTTCACGGCCAACCAGCCATTCCAATTCTGGTTCAACCGCACCGTGCCTCAGGCGCAGATATGGCTGTGGCCCACGCCGCAAAATGCGTTCTACCAAATGACGGTGTGGTATTCGCGCCAGATCATGGATGTCGGCGATCTTTATGGCGAGCTGGAGATTCCGCAGCGCTGGTACGAAGCGGTCCTCATGATGCTATCGCATCGTATGTCGCTGGAACTCCCGAATGTACCACTCGATCGTGTACAATACTTGGAGGTCCAAGCGGACAAGTACCTCACTCTCGCCGAGCAGGAAGAGCGCGATAAGTCGCCGATCTACTTCGCTCCGAACATTGCCGTGTATACGAGCTGATATGCCTATATTCCTCGACACTCGCGGCTACTCGGATATCGCAATCGCGATATGCGATCGGTGCAAGATGAAACGTCCCCACGCGGTGATGAGGAACGACCCGAATTTCCCGGGTCTACGGGTGTGCAACCGGGGGTGCGCGGATCAACTGGACCCGTATCGCCTACCAGCGCGCAAGACGGAGCGGATCACGATCCGGTTCCCCCGACCTGATGCAAATATCGACGCGGGCGACAACTACCTGATCGCTGGTGGTACGAACGAGTACCAGATCTCGACCGAGCAGAACACGCAGACGCCGACGCTCACGGGGAACAAGGATACGATAGCTCCCAATCCACCAGATAACACGAGCACATAATGTCGGCACAAGTAACTATTGGTCAATTACCCGCTGCAGGTGCGATCACCGGGTCCGAGCTCGTCCCCATCGTCCAAAATGGGGTGACAGTCCAGACCACTACTGCGGCGCTTGCGGGCTCACCTGTCCAGACCTACACCTACCTGACGGTCACTCAGACCCCGCAATTGGCAAACAGCCGCTATGTTGGCGTCACCAACGGGCTGGTCATCACCGACGGCGGCTCCCAAGGGTTGTTCAATATCAGCACCACAGGCGCTTTGCTGTCGCTGGTGAACTCCGGCACTGGGTTCCAAGTAAAAACGTCTTCTACGGCCATTACGCCCCGTTCTATCGCCGTTTCTGGGTCTGGTCTTTCCATCTCCAACGGCAGCGGCGTATCTGGTGACCCGACTATCTCGCTGACTGGTCAAGTCCTAAATCTTGCTAATCTCAGCGCGAACGGTATGATGACCATTTCGTCCGCAGGTGCTATCAGCGCTGTAACAATTTTGGGCACGGCCAACCAAGTCACCGTTGCCAATGGCAGCGGCATAGGCGGTGCGCCACTGATCGCATTGGCGGACAACCCTGTTTTGGGCGGCACCGAAAGCCTGACATTGCCTATCGGAACTACGGGAAATCGACCGGCGTCCGCAGTCAACGGCATGCTTCGGTACAACACCTCGACATCACGTTTTGAGGGCTACCAGGGCGGAGCGTGGACGACGGCCGGAACTGGCGACGGAACTGTCACCTTGGTGTCCGGGACGAACGAACAAATCATCGTAGCAACGGCGACGACGACTCCTGTTATTAGCTTGGCGTCCAACCCCGTGATACCGGGCACTGGTAGCGTTGTTGTCCCCGCAGGAACCACCGGGCAGCGTAGCTCAGGCCCAGTCAACGGGATGTTCCGCTACAACAGCACGATCGGGTTATTTGAGGGCTATATCAACGGCGCGTGGACAAGCCTTGCCTCTGGCTCAGGCGTAACGTCTATCGCTACAGGAACCGGCCTTACTGGTGGCCCAATTACATCAACGGGCACGATTTCCATCGACAGCACCGTGGTGACCTTGACGGACACCCAGACGCTGTCCAACAAAACGCTAACAGCCCCGGTTATTGCGACAATTGTCAACACGGGCACGCTGACGCTTCCAACGTCCACCGACACCTTGGTTGGTCGGGCTACTACGGACACGTTGACCAACAAGACCATCAGTGGCGCTTCCAATACGTTGTCCAACATTGCGAATGCATCACTGACCAACAGCTCGGTGACATACAACGGCGTGGCCGTGGCGCTTGGGGCGTCTGGAACAATTACCGCGTCGACCACCAACGCGTTGACCATCGGCACG